TAATTCACGTACTGTAAAACCACGGGGCTTCGGCCCCGTTCTCCCATGCCTATATATTTACAACACCCGGTTCACGGTACTAAGGTTGCCACTATGGAGCTAGAAGCCGAATTTGATGAACAAAACGGCTGGCTTCGGTATAATCCCGACACGCCTTCAGAGCCTGAAGCGGCGGCACCAGCCAATGAACTGGAAGTTAAACGTCGTCGTGGCCGCCCTCCCGTAGAGGCGGCAGCTTAAAGGAGCGGATATGGCCACTACTGCTGGCGATCAAATCAACCGAGCGTTGCGATTGCTTGGCGTATTGGCTGAAGGCGAAACGTCTTCGGCGTCGGTAATGCAAGACGGTCTGACTGCGCTCAATCAGATGATTGATTCGTGGAACACTGAGCGTTTGGCTGTGTTTTGCACGGAAGAGCAGATTTTTAACTGGCCGCCTGACGAGATTACCCGCACGCTTGGCCCGACCGGCAATTTTGTGGGCAACCGCCCGGTGTTGATTGATGACGCAACGTACTTCCGCGATCCGCAGACCAACGTGTCCTACGGCATCAAGCTAATCAATCAGCAGCAGTACAACGGTATTGCGGTCAAAACGGTTACCAGCACCTACCCGCAGGTCATGTTTGTGAACAATACGTTCCCAGACATCACCATGACGATCTACCCCAAGCCAACGCGTGTTCTTGAATGGCATTTTGTGTCGGTGCAGCAGCTGACTACCCCCGCAAACTTGGCAACCAATTTAACTTTCCCGCCAGGCTATCTGCGTGCGTTTGTCTACAATTTGGCTATGGAGTTTGCCCCTGAGTTTGGCGTTGAGCCGTCACCGCAAGTGCAACGCATCGCCATGACGTCCAAACGTAATCTGAAGCGCGTCAACAACCCAGATGACGTGATGTCTATGCCTTACTCGTTGGTGGCAACTCGTCAGCGGTTTAACATCTACGCAGGAAATTACTAATATGACTACCATTGCAATTTCAGCCCTTCCTATAGCCGCTAGCGCCGCTACGACCGACGTTTTGCCTATTGTCCAAGGAGGCACAACAAAACAGCTTACTAACGCGCTATTGTTTACTAGCCCAACTCTGACAACCCCGATACTTGGTGCAGCTACCGGCACAAGCGTAACTTTAAGCGGCCTTAACGCAACTAACGCCGCCGCGCCTACAATTGCAAGCGCGACCACAATTGCGCCAACAAAGCAAATTACGTTTATATCGGGAACCACAGCGGTGGTAACTATTACTGCGCCGGCTCCAATTTCTGCTGGCGGTGGAACCATAACCCTAATTCCAACCGGCGTGTTTACTTGGACAGCCGCTGGAAATATTGCTTTAGCAGGTACAGCGGTGGTCAGTAGGGCGCTAACAATGACCTACGACGTTACAACAAACAAATGGTATCCGAGTTACGTTTAAAATGAAAACGCCTATCTTAGGTTCGGCATACGTGGCTCGCAGCGTCAACGCTGCGGACGCGCGTATGGTCAACATGTTCCCTGAGATTGTGCCAGAAGCCGGCAAAGAGCCTGCGTTCTTGCAGCGCGCCCCAGGGTTGCGCCTGTTGGCGACCATTGGGTCTGGCCCAATTCGTGGGATGTGGACGTTTAATGGTTATGGTTACGTAGTGTCCGGCAACAGCTTGTACAAGCTCGACACTGCATACGCAGCGACTTTATTAGGGACAGTAACTGGCACTGGCCCCGTGTCTATGTCAGACAACGGCACGCAGCTCTTTGTTGCTGCTAATGGCCCCAGCTACATCTATAACGCCACTACTAACGTATTTGCGCAAATTACCGACCCTGACTTTCCCGGCGCGGTGACCGTAGGGTTTTTGGACGGCTATTTTGTTTTTAACGAGCCTAACAGCCAAAAAGTCTGGGTAACCAGCCTGCTTGACGGCCTGTCCGTTGACCCGTTAGATTTTGCCAGCGCAGAAGGCTCGCCAGACGGTTTGATCTCACTCATTGTTGACCACCGCGAAGCCTGGCTGTTTGGTACTAACTCTGTCGAAGTATGGTACGACGCAGGTAATGCTGATTTTCCTTTGCAGCGTATTCAGGGTGCTTTTAACGAGATTGGTTGCGCCGCCGCGTATTCGGTAGCCAAGCTAGACAACGGTATTTTTTGGCTGGGCAAAGACGCGCGGGGGCAGGGCATTGTGTATCGGGCTAACGGCTATAGCGGCCAACGCGTCTCTACCCACGCCGTTGAATGGCAGATCCAACAGTACGGCAACCTGTCGGACGCGTTGGCGTACACTTACCAGCAAGACGGCCACAGCTTTTACGTGTTGGTCTTTCCTACCGCTAACACGACATGGGTCTACGACGTGGCTACGCAGGCTTGGCATGAGCGGGCGGGTTGGAATAATGGCGAGTTTGTACGACACCGCAGCAACTGCCAGATGGCGTTTAACAGCGAAGTCATTGTCGGCGACTTTGAAAACGGCAACATCTACGCGTTTGATCTGGACGACTACAGCGATAACGGACAAATCCAAAAATGGCTGCGGTCGTGGCGGGCGCTGCCCACCGGCCAGAACAATTTAAAGCGTACCGCGCACCACAGCTTGCAGCTTGACGTGGAGGCGGGGGTTGGATTAAATCTATACCCCGCTTACGAAAGCCAAGATATTGTTACAGAATCAGAAGAATATTTAGTAGCTGAATTTTTTCAAGTTATATTAGCCACCGAAGATAACAAAGAACTAACAACTGAAGCAGACGATAATTTTAATACGTTAGGGCAGTTTGAGGGCGTAGACATTAATGGCTACCAACTTACAACTACCGCGTATCTTGCTGCGCCAGGGTATGACCCAGAGGTCATGTTGCGTTGGTCAGACGATGGCGGTCACACTTGGTCTAACTATCACACCGCTAACATTGGAAAGATTGGCGAATACTACCGCCGGGTGTTCTGGCGTCGGCTGGGCATGACCTTAAAGCTGCGTGATCGGGTGTACGAGCTGTCGATGACCGATCCGGTCAAGGTCGCCATTATGGGTGCAGAACTTATTATTAGCGGCACCAATGCCTAGCCCGAATAACACCACTAATATCACGCCGCCACGCGTGCCGTTGATTGACGAGCGCAGTGGGTTTGTTTCGCGCGAGTGGTATCGATTTTTTTTGAACCTGTTTACGTTGACGGGCAGCGGCAGCAATGTAACGTCGCTGACCGATTTGCAGCTAGGGCCACCTGCGCCGCAACAAGAAGACATCACTGATATTGTTATTGATGTCGAGGCAACTAAAACGCAACCTACCCAAGAATCTGCGCTAGATCAAATTGCAGAGTTAGCCAAGCAAGTTGAAGCCTTATCGGTTTTGCCTTTAACTACTTGGGTGTTGTCCGAGCTTGCCGAATTGCAATCCCAGATTGACGGGTTGTCGGCTACGTCTGTTCCCCCAGTTAGTTTCTTAACTAACGGGTCTTCCATTTTGTACGGCGACAATTTAGGCGGGTTTAGTAATGTTGTTATAGGGTCAGGCGTATCGTTTAGCGGCGGCACGTTAAGCGCAACAGGCAGCGGCGGTACAGTGACTGCTGTTACGGGCACGGCTCCTGTAGTGTCGTCAGGGGGCACAACTCCGGCGATTAGTATGCCCAAGGCTACTAGCAGCGTTGACGGCTATCTTAGCTCGACCGATTGGACTACATTTAACAATAAACAGCCTGCAGGCACGTATGTGACGTCCGTTGGGGCTACCGCGCCTATTACTACAACAGGCGGCACTACTCCGACGATTGGCGTTACTGCCGCTGCGTTAACTGAGGTTGATGACACCAACGTCACGTTGACTTTGGGTGGGTCGCCCAGCACGGCGTTGCTTGCCGCTACTAGCTTGACGTTAGGCTGGACGGGGCAGCTAGCTGCTACGCGGGGCGGCACAGGATTTGGCTCGTATGCGGTCGGCGATATTTTGTATGCCAACACAACTACTACATTGGCAAAATTACCTGATGTGGCAACTGGTAATGCGCTAATTTCTGGTGGTGTTGGCGTAGCCCCAAGCTACGGCAAGATTGGGCTAACTACGCACGTATCAGGAACCTTGCCGGTAGGCAACGGCGGCACAGGGACGGCCACGGCATTTACTGCTGGATCGGTAGTGTTTGCTGGTGCGTCAGGCGTGTACAGCCAAGATAACTCAAACTTTTTTTGGGACGCGGCTAATATTCGTTTGGGTATAGATACTGCCACACCAGCTTGCGCTTTAGACGTGGTGGGCGGTATTCAAACAAGCCGCACTGGGGTTACAACGCCAGCCGCAACAGACGGAAATATTTTTAGTGGCACTTATACGCCAACCCAAGTAAGTACAAACACTAACGTGGATACGGTTACTTATCAATCTGCTCAGTATATGAGGGTCGGCAATACGGTTACGATTAGCGGGCGCGTGGATATTGACGCAACCGCAACTGGAAATACTGTAGTTCAATTTAGTTTGCCTATTGCCTCTAATTTTTCTAGCACCGCCCAAGGGGCGGGGACAGCAGCATTTACAAGTGCCACGGTTGCCAATAATTCATTTGCTAGGTTGTCTGCACAAACTACCGATGACTGTATATTTTTACAGTGTAATTCAACTATTACAACATCTGCTTCTTGGTTTTATACTTTTACGTACAGGGTTATTTAAATGATCGAGTCAGTAAAATTAGACTGGGTAAGCCAAAAAATTACTGTCACGTTTGATGACGGCGAAGTCAAAGAATACACGCAAGCTACTAAAGATCAACACCTTGTTGACCATCCTGATCGAATTGCAGATATTATTGCAATGGGTTGGATTTCTTAAAGAGATAGAAAATGACAGTTAATCTTTCAATGTTTGCTGGCGTCGGCGCGCAAATTTTTGACAACAACGGTGTCCCTCTGGCCGGAGGTAAGATTTTTAGCTACCAGGCGGGGACTACCACGCCGCAAGCTACTTACACTACTTCGGCGGGCAACGTCGCGCGCACCAACCCAATTATTCTTGATTCGGCAGGCCGTATCCCTTCAGGGGGCGAAATTTGGCTGACGGACGCGCAAAACTATAAGTTTGTGCTTAAAACTTCGGCAGACGTTGAGATTGCTACTTACGACAATGTGAACGGAAATGGTTCTGGAATTTTGTCGTCATTAGCAGCGCCAAACGGAGCAACCCTTGTTGGTTTTACAGGATTTAACACTACTGTTGGCACGGTAGCCAGTTTGGCTGGCAGTGGTGGTTCTGATTTTATCGGATTCCTACAAGCAGGAACCAGCGCGGTTGCTAGGTCAGCGCAAAGCAAAATGCGCGACATTATTGACGTTCGTGATTTTGGCGCAGATCCAACAGGCGTAACAGACAGCGCAACGGCTATTACTGCGGCGATTAATGCAGCAATTGTGCGCGCGCCAGCTACAGTAAATTTTAACGGTGGTACTTACCGTTGCGATTCAGTATTAGGGCCATTTACCGCAAACGATATTACGCTGGATTTAAACTCTGCAATTTTAAATTTTGTTAATGTAACTGGTACAACTGTTTCTTTAATTCAGTTTGCCGGAACAATTGCAAACGCGGTAAATCTGTCTTCTAACGCTACGTCAGGAACAAAAGCAATTTCATGCACCAGTACATCATTTGCTGTTGGTGACATGGTGTTAATTAGATCAGACGCTATTTGGGATTCGGCAAGAACAAGCACAAGAATTGGCGAACTTAATTTTGTGGAGACAATACCTGGATCAACGTCGCTCACTACTACCCTTGAATTGCAAAGCAGCTATTTAACTGCTGACAGCGCAGCAATTCAAAAAATTACGCCCGTCAAAAGAATCACGATTAAAAACGGAACTATTCAAGGGCCAACAGCAAACGATGAACTTATTGGCATCCGTATTTTGTACGGCGACGCTTGTCTAATCGAAAATATAAAGAGTTACGACGTAGACCAAAAACACGTTCGTTTAGATCAATGTGTGTACACCAAGATAATAAATTGCCATTTCCAAGAATCAAATAATGATTCTCAAGCATATGGAATTTCATTTGCAGACGCTACACAAGATTGCAGCGCGGTTAACAATACTTTTGTGAATGTCCGCCATTCATTAAGCACAAATAATGCGGTTAACTCGTCTTATGGAATAACTAGACGCATTTTGTTTATGGGAAACAATGTGTCAGATTCAGCCAAAGCAACTAACATTGGCCAAACTGGCGGCGACGCGATTGATACTCATGCGGGTTCAGATCAAATATCAATTATTAACAATATTGTTAATTCAGCGTCAAACCACGGCATAAATGTTGAAGGGCGGTCTGCGGTAATTATTGGGAATCAAATTTTTAACACGGTTTCAAGAGGGATTAATTGCCGACCCAGCGTTGATAGTGCTTCAGCATTTATTGTTTCAGATAATTATTTGTTAAACATAGAAGACGATGGCATTCGTTTAAGTTTGTTTGTCACGGACATGGCAAATTGTGTGGTTGCAAACAACCGCGTTATATCAAAAGGCACTCCAATTGCCCTAAGCCGAGATACTACGCAGGTGTTTAATAGAGTGTCAGTAACCGGCAATATCGCGCAAATATCTGCGTCTGGAACGTCACTTACTGGAATTGATATTACTGCGGCAAGAGCTTCGGTGACCGGCAACACTGTTGTTGCAAATAATATCGGCGTTGTTTTGGAAACGTGCAGTAACAGTATTATTTCGGGTAATTCTGTTCAGATAATAGGCGACAATTCCTTGAGTGCAACCGGCTATGGAATTCGTTTGCAAGGAACAACCGCGTACTCTAACGTAACAGGTAACACCTGCCTTGACTCCAGCACAGTTACTACAACTACGGGCGTGTCGTTTGCTTCTGGCGGCGTTGTTACCTATTCCGCAGCCGTTGCAAACGTAACTCAGGACTTTAATACGAACGTAAATATTTCAGCAGGAACGGGCGTTATTTCTGCAAATAACATCTAAGGATCTATGATGAAATGGCCTGCCGATTTTCCCAATAAGCATGACCACCAAAAAGGATGGGGTAAACCAAAATGACCGTTACCGTTAAAGTTCTTATCCCCGCCAAGACGGCAGAGGCCACGCAAACCACGCAGTACACTGCGACCGGCGTGACAACCATTATCGACAAGTTCACGGCGACCAACTACAGCGCCTCTGCCGCTACCATTAGTGTTAATTTGGTAACGGGTGCTGACACGGCGGGTAACCAGAATTTGATTACCAAAACGAAAACATTGCAGCCGTCGGAAGTCTACACATTCCCAGAGATTGTGGGGCAGGTCTTGGCAGCCAGTGGTTTTATCTCTACTATCGCGGGAACTGCTAGTGCGATCAATATTCGGGCATCTGGCCGCGAGGTAACGTAACATATGGGCGCTATTGAACTTTTTGACGCTGACGGCACGGCGGTAGTTACCGCAGAGGCCATGCGTAAAAAAGTTGTTGCGCTGCAAGATGCTTTGCTGGAGATGCCGCAGGCCGATATTGTAACAACGCACACGTTTCTGCCGGGTGTTTACGAGCGTAAGATTACCGTGCCGCCTTGGACAGTGTTGACGGGCGCTGCGCACAAGACGGGCTACCGCGTGCGGTTAGAAAAAGGCACGATTGCGGTTAACCGTGATACGGAAGTAGTTGTGTTGACGGCGCCATGTGAGTTTGACGCCAAAGCAGGTGAACAGCGTGCAGGCCGCGTGTTTGAAGATGAAGTTGTTTGGGTGGACGTGTACGACAACGCTGATGATTGCCAAGACATACCGACGTTAGAAGACAGGCTGTACGTTGTGCCGGAGTGTGGATTGGGCGATACTCGACGTCAGTTAGCGATTGAATTGGCGCAAGCGGATTATCAGTTGTTTTTAGGGCAGTTGGGTATGGATCAGCCCACAATGGACGCAATAGTAACCATTGAAAGCGATCTAATTGATATGCCCGAAGGGCACGATGTAGAATTAAAAGCGTCGCCAGTGCATGGTACGGGCATGTTTGCAACGCGGTACTTTTTTGCCGGCGAAGTTATTTGCCCCGGTCGATTGGATGGTAAACGTACTCCGGCAGGCCGGTTTATAAACCATTCGCCCGACCCTAATGTTATGCCGCACAAGTTTGGCGACGACATTTACGCAATAGCTTTAAAAGATATTCCCGTTGGCGGGGAGCTTTTTGTAGATTATAGAGCCTCCATGCAAGTAAATTTCGGGCTTTATTTATCAGGGGAAACATTATGTCAGGATGGGTAGCTGGGGCAACCGTAGGCGCTGCGGTAATTGGCAGCGCCGCGTCAAGCAAAGCGTCTAAAGCGCAAGAACGGGCTAATAGAGAGTCTATTGCATCGCAAGAGCGCATGTTTGAAAAACAGGTAGAGCTGCAAGAGCCGTTTCGTAAAGTGGGCGTCAACGCACTACCTGAATTGGTTGAAGCGTCTAAGTACGACCCCTTTACAAGGGCTAAGTTTAAGGCTGATCCTGGTTACGCGTTTCGGTTAGAAGAGGGCTTGAAAGCACTTGACCGCAGTGCTGCGTCAAGGGGCGGTCTGCTGTCTGGCGCCACGCTAAAAGGTGCGCAACGCTACGGCCAAGATCTTGGCTCGCAAGAGTACACCAACGCATTTAACCGCTATCAGATTGAAAACGCAGCTCGCTTAAACCCACTGCAATCTTTAACAGGTATGGGAATGACGTCGGCCAACACGCTAACTAATGCTGCGGGTCAGTTTGGCCAAAACATGGCAGAGAGTGCTATGACGCAAGGCAACATCCGCGCGTCTGGCTACATGAATCAAGCGAATGCGCTGACTAACGCACTGAGTCAAGGGCTGAATTACTACCAGAATCAAGATTATATGGATCGGCGCTTTCCCCGGCAGGGTGGGGGCGGAGCAGCACCACTAGGTATGCCGGGTAATCCGTTTGCATTTGACGTTACTTAAAGGTAAATCATGCCCCCTATTGATTACACTATCCCAGGGCAGTTTAAAGGCATTCAAATTGAATCGCCGATAAACCGAATGGCTGCTATAGAGCAGCTTGAAAACGCGCGGCAGCAACAGCAAATGAATGCGTTGAGAATGCAGGAGCAAGCATTAAAAGCGCAGGAAACGCAAGAGACATCGCGTCAACGCAACGCATTAGCTGCGTATCTTGCAAACCCAAAAAAGCCAACAGATCCTTTGGAGTTAGAAGCGGGCGTGCGCGGGGTTGCACCTTTGCTTGCGGATAAATTTGTTGAGGATCAATTAAGACGTGCAGATTTAGGTATTCGTACTGAGGAACATAGAGCTAAAATTGACGCAAATAAGCTTCTACGCGACCAACGGGCGGCAGAACTTACTAAAGAACAGTTTCAGGACGCGGTTAGCGACTTAATTAGCTATGACACGGTAGACCAAGTAAAAACCGCGTTAGCGCAAAAAGTAACCGCAAAACAAATAACGCAAGCACAAGCAGACCAAGTGACTGCAAGGTTGCCAAGAGATAACGCGGGCATTCCCGCATGGCAAATTGCGACTATGCGAAACCTGCTGACGCCTAAAGAGCGATATGCGGAAATTAAAGCAAGACAAGATGCAAAATATAATGCCTACAAAAATTCAGAAATTTTTAATGGACGCGTGCCTTTGTCTCAAGAAGATTTTGAACGACAAACACCAACGGCAGCGCCAACAACAGTAGACACTACTGCGCCAGCAGCAGTGCCTGCCATCGCTCCTGCTCCCGCGTCAGCAGCAGTAGACACTGCTGCGCCAGCAGAAGTCACTACAATGCCCGACGGAACTAAAACATTTTCGGGCGTTACTAAAGTTGCTTCAAAACAAGGGGTTGAGTATCTTGACGTAACAGCACAACGGCTACTACAACTGTCTGCTACAGCTGAAACTGATAGGGAGGCAGCCGCGTACAGAGCTGCCGCTGACAAAATTCAAGCTGCGCACGTAAAATTTCTTGAAGACCAAGAAAAACGGAAAGAATTTTCTCCCGAATATAGAGACGTCTTCCTAGCACGAAAGAAAGTACAAGAGCTTAGAAAGCTGCCGCCAACACCTGACGTTTTGGAAGAGATAGGCGACGCTCTAGATTTAATAAAGACGTCTAAGCAGGGTAAAGGCACTAAAGTTAATGTTGGCGTAAAACTGCCGCCGCAAGAAGAAGCGCTTGAAGTAGAGCTTGGAAAAGGCCAAGCCAAACAAATATTAGAGAATAAAACCAAAGCTGAAGACGCGCGCGACATGTTGGATACGGTCGGCATTGGCCGGGGTATTCTTAAGTCAGGCGCTATCACGGGTGCAGGCGCGGATTTCTTTGTTGGCCTCAATCAAGCGCTTAAAACGGCGGGCGTTGATTTTGGTTACGCAGACGCGTCGGCTAACTCGCAAGCGTACACCGCTAACATGGCGCAAAACGTCGGCAAACTTATCAAACTGTTCGGTGCCGGTACTGGTTTGTCTAACGCCGACCGCGACTACGCAGAAAAGATGGCGGGCGGCAAAATTGCACTAGATAGAACCGCGTTGGAAAAGATTTTGGATATTCAAGAACGCGCGGCGCGTAACGTCATTAAACGGCATAACAAGAACGTTCAAGGTATTAAATCTAAAACAGATTTAAGAGTTGAAATTGACGAAGAGCCAGCGGCAACTACCCCCCGCGCGCCTGCCGTAGGTACAGTGCAAGACGGCTACAAATTTAACGGTGGCAATCCTGCGGATGCAAAAAACTGGACAAAGGTGAAATAAATGGCCGGCCCTTGGGAGCAGTACCAAACACCCGCCGAAGCCCCTAAAGGGCCGTGGAGCCAATACGGCGAAGAAAAATCTTTACCTGAAGTCGTTGTAACGGCAGATCGCGATAGTGAAATACCAGCGCCGCGTCGCAGTTACAGCGCGGTAGAAGTGCCGTTTCAGGCGATCACAAATATACCGTCAAGCGCCAAACGATTCGCGGGCGGTTTGTACGATGTAATTACGCACCCAGTACAGACCGCTAAAGGCGTGTTAGATATTGGTGCAGGTGCTATTCAAAGCGTATTGCCACAAACAATCATTGATTTTGTAAACCGATTTGAAGCCAATCCTGAAGCTGGCCGCCAAGTTCTTGAGGCTGCGCGGGCCGCTGGCGGCGTTATTGCTGATCGATACGGCAGTTACGAAAACATTAAGCGCACGTTGGCTGAAGACCCTGTTGGCGCTGCTGCGGACTTGTCCACGCTGCTGACAGGCGGCGCGGGCGCGGTGCGTGGCGTGTCTAAATTTGCGCCTGCTGCCGCGCCTACAGCTACTACGCTAGAACGTGCCGCCACGCTTACTAACCCATTATCGGCGGTAACTATACCGGCGCAAAAAGCGTTGGCACTTAAAGAAGCCGTTTTGCCGGGCGCTCTCACTAAGCAAAAAGAAGCTAATGCTGTTCGTGACGCCACATTGCGTGCCGGCCTTGAAGAAGGCTACATGGTAACGCCTGGTAGTGTGACGCCACAAGGCCGTAACATTATCGCCGAGCGTATGGCGGGCAAAACCAATCTTGAGCAGTTGATGTCTGTCAACAATCAAGACGTCACCAATAAGTTGGCTCGCCGCGCGGTTGGTATTGATGACACCGCACCACTGACGTCTGAAAATATGGCGGCTATCCGTAAAGCGGAATACAAAAAAGGTTATGAGCCTGTTGAGCGTTTAGGCCAAGTAGCGACAGATACGCAATATTTAGACGACATGGTTAACGTGGAGTCGAAATATACTGGCCCAGGAAAATCGTTCCCCGGTGCAGTGCCTGACGAAGTTACTAAACTAATTAAAACTTACACCGTAGGTAACTTTGACGCCAAAGATGCGGTGCAAGTAATGCGTCATTTAAGGGAGCAGTCCGGCGCTAACTTTAGGAAAGGCGACGTAGCCATAGCTAATGCACAAATTGATATTGCTAAAGCGCTTGAAAATCAAATTGAACGATCATTGGCAGCCGCACCTACGCCAAACGCTAGCACGATGCTGGAGCAATTCAGATTGTCTCGTCAGCGTATGGCAATCTCTCACACGATTGAGGACGCTATCCGCGAAGGCGGCGGGTCTGTAGAAGCTAAAAAACTTGCCCGCGATTTACAAAGCGGCAAATATTTATCTGGTGATTTAAGAACTGCGGCTGAATTTGCTAACGTATTCCCTCGCGTCTCTACACCGCCAGCTACAATTGGTACGCCTGGCGCCGGTACTATGATGGGCAGCCCAATGTCTGGATTAGGGGGTGCGATCGGCGGCGGTTTGGGGTATTTGGCTGGCGATTATGGCGGCGCAAGTTTGGGGGCTACGGCGGGGCTGTACGGCCCACAAATGGTGTCGGCGGGAATGCGTAATTATTTGATGTCACAAGGCGTTCAAAATAGGCTGATCCCTAGCTATGAATCCACGCTAGGACGTTTAGCATCAGATGTTACCGCCCGAAACGCGTTGTTAGCTACGCAAGCTGGTAATGTCACAAATCAAAACAGAATGAGGAAATAGTAGATGGACTCGCAAGTGCTTTTCAATATCGCAGTCGCCATTGCTGGGTTCTTCGGCGGCTGGATTTTAAACAACATCCATCGATCCATCGACCGGCTGGACACGGATGTGCGCGCCATGCCGCACGTTTACGTTACCCGCGAGGACTACAAGGATGACATCCGCGACATCCGCGACATGCTGGGCAAAATCTTTGACAAGCTGGAGGCCAAGCAAGACAAATGATCGATCCGTTGACAATCGGTCTGGCGGTCGCGGGCGTCAAGGCTGTTGTCACTGGCGTCAAAGAGGCCGCAGCACTTGCCCGCGAAGCCTTTGACGAGATCAACGGCGCGGTCGAGTCTGGCAAAACTTTGGCCGACTCCATGTCAGGCGTCACCAAATTTTTTGCCGCCGCCGGCAAGTACGAAACCAAACGCAGCCAACTTGAAGAGGCCAAGGTAGCCCAAGAAGCAGCGGTTGCCAAAGGCGAACCTGTGCCGGACTACGTGTCTGATGCTGAGTACGTCATGGAGCTGATGATTATTGATCGTCAGATCAAGCAATACTACGACGACATCAAGCACGTTTTCACCTACCATTTTCAAGAAGCCGGCATGTGGGACGAGTTCTGGCAGCGCATGCACAAGTTAAGAGCTGACCGCGAGGGCAAGGCTGAAGCAGCTAGGTTAGCCGAAACAGAGAAGCGCCTGCACGCGAAGGCGCTAGAAATGAAAAAGCGCCGCGCCAAGCAAGAGCTGGTGGCGCATATTGAGTTGATAGCGACAATATTTTTGCTTGTAAATATCGTCGGGCTGTTCTGCTGGGCGATGTGGTGGATGTTCCAACAAGGAGGCTGACATGCTAGGACTAGACGCGCTGCTGGGTATTGGCGGCAAACTGATCGAC